TTTAATAAAATCGAATATAAAAGGTTCAAATAATTTTAAAATTTTTAAAATATCTTGTGGTATATCCTTTTCAATCATGCCAACCTGTTCCTTTGGGATAACTTAAAAATACAATATCTGAATAATTAACATTTTCTATTTCACAATCATATCCTGGTGCTGTAAAATTCCATAAACAATCGTCATTTTTTGTTGTATTAAAATACCAATTCCATTTTATATCATTTCTGTACCATTCATCTTCTTTATCACATAACATTAAATGTAATGGAAATTGATCCCACATTTCAACAGGACCTTTCTCATATTTAAAATCCCATCTTGAATGCCAATTATGCTTCATCTTCCATTGCCAATTATTCCACCATTCCTCCATAAATGTTTTCATTTTTTTATTATTTTTCCAAACAAAAGCACCACCATGAGGTCTTTCTTCTTCATGAATGTTCCACCAACATGCTGATGCACAATAAGGTCTAATTTTCGTAAAAACTATATCATTATCACAAAGTGCTTCAAATACATTATTTGCATTATCTGATAAACAAACTACATCAGCATCTAAAAAACATGTAATATCATAGGGGGTTTTTGTTAATGCCCACAATTTAGCCCTGATTGTTTTAGGAGCACCACCAATAACATTGTCAAATATATGATTTCCTGGATCTAAGATCCATTCATTGTCAGTAACTAATGTGATTGGATATTGTGTATATTCTTTTATGCTGTCGGCGAGGAGTTGTGCCGCAGTAAGAAATCTTTTATTTTTGGAAGCGACAACAAGAAATCCATTATTCATTTTCTTCAATTGCTGGTTTGAGAACATTTCCCCATTCAGTAAGACCATGAATTGGATCACTGATTGATTTTAGTAATAATACAGTAACCCATGCATTTAATTCTACAAGATTTGTTGATTTTCTTATTTTGGAACGAAGAATTTTATCTTTAGACTCTTTCACTTCTGATATTTCAAATGCTTTTAATTTTGTATCAAATAATGTTTTTAAATCATCTTGAGCTTTATCTGATTCTTCTTCTTTTTTTTGATTTATTATTTTTCTTTGAGAATGGGCATGTGAGAAATCATCTATTTCTTTAGGAGTAAATTTTTTGAAAAATTCTTCCCAATGTTCTGTTCCTACAGAGGTTTGTATCGAATATGTATCATCATCATTTGCGTTTTTTAATAAAATTGCAATAGAGGTTTTTTCAGAATTAGTCCAAATTCCTTCAACCACTTCATCACTAAATATCATAATTTATCCTATTATATTATCCAATTCTCTTATAAAGATTATAAGCGTTTATAACGTTAGAGCTTCCATCATTTTGAATTGTAGCTCCTGTCCAATACCCAGTATATTGTCCAGTATATTGCCCGCTATATTGTGTACCATATTGTCCAGTATACCACGGCCCGTATCGAGCTCCACCAAAATTTCCATATTGTACTCTATATTGTCCTGACCACTGACCAGTATATTGTCCAGTATATTGTCCGCTATATTGTGTAGAATATTGTTGATTTGCTACAGAACACATATAGTCAGTGAATCCACCAACTTGTGTCCAAGTTCCAGATCCAGATGCTGATCCCGTTTTTATTTCATAATCTCCCACATTATTTCCACCACTGCCTCCAGTAATACGATTTATCCAATGTGCGACTAATGTTTCTATTTCCGCATCTGTCATTTCTTGAACATCTCCACCAGTTCCCTTATATTTTACTGGTTGAAAGCTTCCCACACTACCTGTAGAAGTTTTTCTCCAAAGATAAATATTTGTGCTGTGTGAATCTTGTGCGGTAGTTTGTGCATAGTCTATATGTTCTCCACCAGAAGGGGGGTTAGTTCCTGTTGTAACATTTATCCACGTTCCTCCTAATGAACCTGAGGGCTCGCTTGCTCCCAAATAATATGTACCAACTCCTGTATTACTTCCCGTTAAAACATATACTTCTTGACAACATCTCATAATATCATCTACCAATTTAGCGGCATTCATTTCTTGTAAAACGCCCGATCCTTCCCAAGCTAAAGGCCACACCTCTCCTCCTGTGGCTTCTGCAGAATTATCATTCGCTGCAAGACCATATTCACTGATTGTAGAAGATCCACTACCAGTAGGATGATACCCCACAGCATCATCTCTTTTAGTATCAATGAAGTATCCTAAATTTCCAGTTGTAGTTGTTGCTCTTAATTGAATGTTTCCGCGTTGTGCATCAGATTGGTCACTTGCCCATTTTGCTAAAATAACAGGAACAATTTTATCCTTTATATCAGCATCTGTCATTTCTCTTAAACTGCTGTTACCTGGGTCTAAATCTGATACCCACAACGGTCTGTTATCACCTGCCGCCATATTTTATCCTTTATTATGGTCCTAATCTTGTTCCTGAGGTATTGAATACACCAAAAGTAACCCATTGTGCTAATCCATTTCCGTCAGAATCTTGTAACAATTTATACTGTGCGGGAGATCCGCCTGAAATTGTAACAGTATTAGATAAAGTTACAGTATTTCCATGTCCCATTGTTATAGCTACATCTCTACCCAATCCACCAAGAAGACCACTATCAATAATGACTTCTTGTGCTGCATTCATTGTAATAGTATCTTCTGCTTCAGAATTTTGAATAATATTTCCGGATAATTTAAGCTTATCAGCAGTTACTTGTACGGTTCCGTCTACAGCATTATCAATGGTTTCTCCGTTGCCAAATGTAATAGTATTTCCACCAAATGATACATTATCTGTTATCTCCCATTTGGATCCTGAATCATTCCACAATATACTATGATCAGTCGCTCCATCATTTACTTGAATTCCAGCACCAGTAGCAGTTGCTGTAGTTTTTATCGCCGCATTTGATAATTCAATAGTTTTGTCTGTAGTTACAAGAGTTGTTGATTCTACTTTAGTTTGTGTACCCTGAACAGTTAAATTTCCTGTAATAACTGTATGGGCCGCCGCTAATTGTAAATGAGAAGTTGTGGCTGTGATTTGAGATGTATTAACAAATATTCTCTCATTCCCTGCACCAGCATCTCCTGCATAAATTTTTATTTCATCTTCATCATTACCCCATCCTTCATGGACTGTAATTTTTGTATCTTGATCTTTATCTATTAAATCATTTAATGCTATCCACTCCGCATCATGATATCCTTCATATTTTCCTAAAGTTGAATTATATCTAACTTGACCAGTGTTCGGACCATACACTCCCGCGGGTCTTTGAGCAGTGGTTCCAACAGGAACGGTCATATAACCAGTAGTGTTAAAAATCGTGTTTCCTGTAATTACCTGATCACCATCGATATCAACTGTTTGTGATAATTCATAAGCTCGTGATGTCATTTTTATTATTCCTTCGTTTTATTTTTAGTAATCCAATTGTCGATGGATGTCCAATCGACCCAATCTTCTAATTGATTTAATGCTTTAAAGGTCATATTTTGTAATCCTCCAAAATTAGGAGAAAATAGATCATTGTCTATCATATCACCCGCATCCATTTTTGTAATATCTAATTCTACAATACTATCATTTAATATATTTATGTCATTTAATGATTCTTCGTGCTTACTCTGATCAACTGCCCAAGTATTTGTAGCTGGGTCATGTGTTCCATATTTATTTAATATTTCTGCTCTATTATTTAAATAAATTTGATGATGTTGTTTAATTGCTCTTGCGCATATAAACAATTTCCAAAAAATTGCAGTTTTGTCCCAATCTCGTTGTAAATATGCACTTGTCTGAAAATATTTTGTCCATAATTCATTTATAAAAATGACATATTCTTCATCAGTAAAATATGCATATCTAATTTTCACATTTTTATCATTATTTACAACTTTTTCTTTTTTATTCTTCAATTTCTTCCATTAATATTTTATATTTTTTACCTGTCAAATTATTTGTTAATGACAAGTAATCACTTTCCTCGACGACTTTCCAATCGCCACGTTCATTTTTCAAATTTAAGTCAGAAGTATATATGTTAGCCCATCTTAAAGAATCACTTCCCATATCTCTCGTTCCATTAGCATCAGGTAAAACATCTGAAGCGAAAAAACCTCCAGACATATCAATATTCGAGTTAAATGTCGCTAATCCTGTAAAAGAAGATGTAGTTCCCACCAAAAGATTATCTTCAATTTCTATTGCTCCACAATGGAAATTTTCATAATCCGCTATTGTTATATTTCCTGCTGCTGATCCATCATCTCCTACACGACATGTTGAAAATTCATCCAAACTTTCATCCCAAATAAATGCCGTATTTCCAAGATCATTAGTTCCTCTAATGAATACAAATCCGGTATCATAAGCATTATTTGTTGGTACTGCTGAAAAATTATTAAGAACTATAAACGGATCTGTTATAGTCATAGTATCAGAACTAACTTCAGTAGTTGTTCCTGTAATATGTAAATTACCAATAAGAGTTGTGTCTTGACCTGACGGGGTTATTGTTAATTCACCAGCCGCATTCGTCGCAAAAGTAGTATTTGCCGCAAAACTATGTAATAATTTTAATTGAATTGCATCAGTACCATTTCCTTTAACATCTAATGTAACTGCTGGTTCTTTAACGCCAATACCAACTCTATCATTATGTACATCAACAGCAAATGTCGCGTTAGCATGTGATACAGGATCAACACCAATATAAGTATTAGCTTGAACAGAAGACCATCCAGCGGTGTTTGCCCATCTATCTTTAGTATAAACATCAGTATTTTCAAAAGAAGTCCACGCCCAAGATTCAACTATATTACCTACTGTTTGAGCTGGAATAGTAACAGAAGTTGCATTAGTTGCTGTCAATAAACTTTGATCAATTTTCACTCCTTCACTAAATACTTCAATCATTCCAGGAGTATATCCACCATTAATCGTAAACGTTGTCTGACTAGCGGTTGCTACAAATCTCTCTTTTGTCATTGCCGCTTTGGATAAATCTGTTGCAGCCATTGACATAACATCTATTATATCATCTACTCCAACGGTAAAGTTAAGAAAAGTTATAGCACTTCCTAATACATCAGTGTCATAATCAGCAGAATCCAGTTTAATACCGTTCACGAATACTTGTAACCAATTTGGATTATATTGTGCACTTACTGAGGTAGTTGAATCTGTCGGTGCCTCAATTCTTGTATTATATACTGTTGTGGATGGAGAGAGTTGATACCACGCCGCTGCTGTATTTGAGTAATACTCCATTTGTCCTTTACCGGCATCATACTCTTTATTAAATCTAAGCATACCATCTTCAAGATCAGTCGATGGTCTTTGTGCTGAAGATCCTGATGGAACAGTAATAGAAGTCTCACCATCTCTTCCTAAAATATTATGACAAAATACGTTGTTAGCCCATACTGATTGTACTCTCTGGTCTGTTTTTCCTATATGAAGTTCAGTTCCGCTACCGGACCAACTACTTGGTAAAAAATATCCATCATCAGTATCACTTCCAATATACCATCTCTCTGTTCCTTCAGTATAAAATTTAATTTCGTCTTCATCTCCGCCATGAGTAGTTTCAACAGTTATTTTTGTGTCTTGGTCTGAATCAATAGCTCCACCTAATGACATAAAAGTATTAGAAACATGATCATAACCCTCATATCTGTCTAATGTTGTATTATATCTAATTACTCCGCGTAAAGAATGATCTGCATTTGTGGTACTAGATAGATCTGTAATTTCTGGTCTATCTGAAGTTTCGCCAGAAGGTATTTTTAAATGTGAAGTTGTGTTTGCTCCAACCGTGTCCCATACATAAAGGTTTTTCCATCTTTCCCCATTATTACCTAAACTAATTGCAGTATTTGTTAAACCAATTGGAGGTAATGGTGTAATATCTGCGGCAATGTCTCCCACTATTGTTACAGTATCTACGTCTGCATCATCACCTAATTGAATATTTCCTTCTGCTTTAACTACTCCTGCTACGTAAACTGATCCGCCGACATTTAAACTTTTTTGAACTGAAATACCACCTTTAAATATAGCAGAGCCTGTGGACATACTTGCTCCAAAATCATCACTTGTACCATCTGTCACATCTCGTAAACTATTGGAGGTTATTCCACCTTCTCCTGTTGTATTGAATTCTATTGATCCATTTGCTATTAAATCACCAATTCTTATTCCACCATTTCCATCATCATCTCTTCTTACTACTGTATTTGCGATACCTGCGTCTGTTCCAGCATTAACGTCGGCAATGACCAAGTTGGTCTGATTACGCCACGTTTCAAAGGTATCAGTTAAAGCTACGTTTGCGAATGAAGTTGCCATGTGTTAATCCCTAATAGTTAATAAATTTTTTAATTTCTAATATTTCCGCTTTTATTTCAGAAATTTCCGTCTTTAGTGTATTTATCTCCGCTTGTCTACTGTCAGCTTGCCTTTTCACTAATCTATGGGCAGTTAATGCATCTATATCATTTCTTAATATTGCATTGCTTTCAGTATCTTTCAGAAATCCTGGAGCGTCTGTTAAAATTTTCATGAATCTAATGCTACAGCTCTTAAATCCTTAATTTTTGGTGGATCTATATTACTTGAAGATGTTAAAACAACTTTTATTGCAAAATATTTAAAATCTTTAAAAGTTGTAGATCCAACAGTATATGCAGCAGAATCATCTGCTGTTTTATAATTATATGTCAAGAAATCTGACTCATTTGCAGAATATACACTTGAATCGGTTTCTTGTGTCATTTTATTCCAATATTTATCATCAAATGATTCAGAATCAGTTGAACTAAGTGCTTTATAATAAATATTAATATTTGAGGTACTAGGTTTATATGCTCTTATATATACTCTAACATCTTCAGCGTCAAACCCGTCTTGTAATGTCACTCTTCTTGTTATATATCTCGCTATTCCATTTCCACCTTCTCTATCCGTTTCTGCTGAAATTGTTACAGATCCACTTGTACCACCAGACAAAGTAGCAGTAATATTATCAAAATATCCACTTCCCTCCGCTGAAGCATATGCATCTGTAATTGCTCCTGTACCATCTGTGACTAATGTAACTCCCGCTCCCGTTCCTGTTGTTCCAGAAAGTGTGATATTACTAGTACCGTTTGCATATCCTGTTCCTCCCCCAACTACAGCCACATTATTATTACTAATTCCACCATTGTTAATATTATTTTCAACAGTTATTAAATTTAATCTAGATAAATCTATAATTGGTGAAACATCTGAATTTGTTGTGGACATTTTCACTTGTATTTTCATATCTGGATCAGTACCACCATCATATTTACCTGTTCTAATAGTTTTTCTACTATCATGCTTAATATTTTTATTTGATGTAAATTTAGTAAAAGAATTATCTCTAACAGCAATATGAGGATATGCTGCATTTTCAGTAGTTGTTTGATAAAAATAATCTATTACTGAATCTGAAAATTTCAATTCTGATGTACTTAATTTCATCAAATCATATGCCGTATTAGCTGTTCCATTTGAAAGAGGATGTGGAATTACATCAAATTGACATAAATTAGAATTAAAAGATGTTAATTGAAAAGAACATTTTTGTGTTTTAAACATCAAGCTTCTATTAGTAACCGGAGTCCATTTACTAGAATTATTTGTAACAAAAAAGTCTCCAACTTCAGGACCCTTTCCTGCTTTTGTATTTGTAGTATCAGTGTTAGTTACCATATTTCCTTCAACAGCGCTATAAACTTTATATTTTGGACTATTTGTCATTAAAACAATAGCGAATTCGCCAGGTGGTAAATATACTGGTGATGGAAATTTAAATGTCGTTCCACTTGATGATTTTGTTGTATCAGGAGAAGAAGAGTCAACAGTTATTTCATCAGGAACAAGAACTTTTTCACCAAATGGTAGGACTTGAGCAACGCTTGGTGTTCCGTCTGTCATTGGTCTTACTTGTACTGTTACAGGCAAATAAGTATCCTTTTGTGAAAAATAGAATGTAACATTTCTTAAAAACATCCCATTTGGATATCTAGACTCATCTATCACTATAGACTGTGCCATCGGATTCACAAAATTCGAAGAAGAACTTTTATCAGAAACAGCTGATTTTGTCACAACAGCGGATCTAATATCTTGTCTTCTCACTAAAGAAGATCTTGTAGAAATTATACTTCCATCTGATACAGACTCCATACCCTTTATATGAAATGTTTTTTCAGCTACAGAATTAGTTTTAGATAATGTATTGTCAGCATGATCAGTAAGTCTTACTAATCTTTCTCCCATTCTAAATTGTCCAGCTGTAAATTCAAAATTTCCAACTACAGTACCATTTATATCAGATTTAAGATTATTAACATATGTTGTTGGTACGGCTGATAAAGTCGCATTTGCTGTTACTGTTCCACTCGCAGAAACATAATCTGCTTCCACAATTGTTGATGTACCTGTCGTAGTCCAATCACCAATTGTGTTCGCAAGCATTAATGTAGTATTTCCCGTATAATCTACATGAACCAATGTTCCAGAAATTGAACTATTCGCACTTACTGTTACATATTCTCCCTCATTCGCTATAAATTCTGAGTTTCCTCCGTCAGTAATGGATAATGTCACTCCAGTATTAGCCTGCTCTGTTAAATTTACACCATCTACATATAAGTAATGATCAGTACTTGGTTTTAATCCTTGTGCTTTAAATAAAACAGTTTGTTTTCTATTCCATGAAACAATAGTATCATTAACTTGTTTATTGTTTACTGTTTTCTTAACTGATTCTGGTTGATCTTTTGATAAAATCCCATCTCTTGTATTTTGTTGATCTATAGTCTTGGCTGATCTATCTACTTTAGTAGAAGATGTTGATTTTTTATTCGCTTTTGAAACATCATCATTATTAATCTCTACACCACTCCAATTTTTTGACCAATTGTCCCATTGTGTACCAAATCCATAATTATATTTACCAGATTCCCAATTATCACTACCTCCAGTTAAATTTATTAATACCTCTGGGCGCCTTCCATCATAAAACCATGTATCACTAGGATTTGTCATAGTTAAAATTCCATTAAACATACCAGAACCAAATGGATTTACTTCTTCAGTCGTTGTTGTAGCGGGTTGATCAATAAATCCCGTGTCTGTATAAGCAACAGAAACCAAATCTCCTGTTTTCATTATATTCGCACTATTAACATCAAGTTTAAATTTAAAATTATCAGATTCAAATGTCGGTCTTAAAAGTGTTTGATCAAAATCTATCGCTATTCTATAATCATCATCTAAAACATCACCTATTGCATGTCCCGCAAATTGGTCTACAAGTATACCATTCTTAAATCTTTCCACTCCACCATCTGTAAATATCGCTTGTTCCTTTGCATCTTTTTCCAAAAATGAGAGAGATGTAAAATATTCAAGTTGTTCAACTCTTTTTTCTATTTTACCAATATCCCTCATAGTAAATCTTTTATTTTCAATATATTGTAAATTTACATCAGTAACCTCAAATGTATATTCAGGAATATCTGCGATATAAATTGTCATAGAATCTTCATCATCTGCCGGAACAATAGGATCAACTGAAGGATTTCCTTCAATTACACCAAATTCCCTATCTTTTGTTACAACAATTTTATCTTTTCTTGGTAAATAAAATTGTACATCTGTCGTTAAAACAACATCTGAATCTGGTAATCTTGGTAGAACTACAGATTGATTAATTGTCGCAGAATCTAAAGCAAATGACGCAGATTCATCACCATTTGTTCTCTTTGGTCTAAAATCTAAACAATCTCTTAAACTTACTGTTTTTCCAGTTATAGGACTTGTGTATGATGGGATATCAGAAAATTCTACGCCCGCAGTTGCTCCAAGATAAGTATCTACAGTAAATGGGCCGTCTGCAGCCTGATGTACAAAATAATCAAATACCGCCACTATTGGCACCGCCGGTGCGGATTGACCTGGTTTCAATTTAACAAATCCAAAATCATATAAATTATCTCTCTGGCCAGTTTCAAAATTATATTTGTCCGTTATATTATTAGTATCACCAGCACTTGCACATGCTGTTGTAAACAATTCAGTAGTAAGGCTTGCAATATCATCATCTGGAGATTTAACAATTGCTTTCAAAGATTTTACATCTGATGTTCTTAAACTAATCGTCGTATTAGCATAATCCGCAGCAGTAGTTGCTTTATATTGTCCTAATCCTCTTAAAGTTGAATTAGTATCACCACTAGTAAAGGATGTTGTATTTGAATTAACAATAGTTTTAGTTCTAAAGGTAGATGCGAGAGGAGATAATGAAATAGCCGCAGTTATTGTGGCAGTGAAATTATCATTACTTCCCACACCCGTATCTAAAGCCATTGAAGTACCAGCTGCGTCTACTGAAGAGGTAGCACCAGCACCAAAATTAATAATGTCTCCAATGTTACGCGGACACAATGCACCAATACTCCCTGTAATAGTACACACAACATGATTAAGTAAATCTGCAGATCCTAAAGAAGAACCCTTACCCGGCAAAAACACTCCACCAGTTTGAGTAATAGATGCAAGACCATTAGTAAAAGTTACACTAAAAAATTGCTGTTTTACTGTGTAATCAAATTTAGAAGTGACAAGAGGATTTAAGGTTTTTACTACTGCTTGTGGTAATTCATATATTAAAGAACTTCTATCAGTATCAAATATTTTAGTAAGACTATTTGGATCTAATTGATCAACTTTACCAAATTGTGAAATGTCTGCATACTTTTCAATATTTCCAGAACCATCTGATTCTATAACACTTTCCAAATATTTTGCGGTAAAATCAATTTCACACGTATCACTAACTCCAACATCTGCTAAAAATGCATTTGCTAAAGTAATAGTATTTCCTTGATGATCTGTGATGAGTCTTGATACTCCATCATTATAACCACTTGTCATTTTAATTGAAGCACCAGCATATGCTAAAGAAACATTAGTGGATTTTGTAGAATTTAAAACAAGTGTTGTTCCTCCTGCAGCAATGCCCGTATGAACATTAGACGTTATACTTGACATTTTGGTATCATACAAATATAAATCATAAGTACCATTTGTTGCCCCAGGAGTACCAGAAAAATAATCTAATTGTCTAGGTCTAGCAGTTCCTATCTTTGATGTATTATATGTTGCTGCAGAAGTAGTATTGATATTTACTGTTCTTACACAATGTAAATCTATTGGTGCTTGTGTAGCGACATTAAATGAACCATTCGCACTATCAATTCTCAAATTATTTCCAAAATTTGTATTCATAACAAATTCTATCGCATTGTTAGTGTCTCTACCCTTTCTTATATCAGCATATTCTACGGCAACACTTTCATAATCATATCCTCTTACATAAGCTTTGCCTGGTTCCAATCCAACAGACAATTTATCTAAATTATGAATAAATTGTGTTTGTCCTGATCCAATAGGAGCAGAAACAGTCATATTCTCATCATCTGCGATTGCCGTAACTGTAGTTGTTGCAGAATTAAAAGATCCATTTGTTAAATAAACAGAATCACCAATTCTAAAATCTTTTAAAAATTTAGATTCAAGTCCAACTATTGATGCTGTTGTACTGGCTAATGTCCATCCACTCGCATTTTTATGAGTATTTAAATTAGCCAAAAATGGTTTAACAGTATAGTTTCCTGATTCATCATAAGTTCTTCTTGCTAAAGTGTCATCTAATGCGGAATATACTGGATATTTTACAATTTTTGTTGGAAGACCATTAACAACTCTTAATAATTCTATAAAATTTTGTTCTGAAATAGTAGTGAGTGATTTTTTACCCAATATTAAAGCAATTTTATATCTATTTGCTCCAGGTGCATTAACGTTAAAAGACCCTGAAGCATTATCTAACAATGAAGAATCATCAGTATTATTTGTAATACTTTCCGTTATAGTTAATCCAACTTTATATGATGGTGTCGTTGCAAATTTTTCTAAAACAATAGTTTGGGCGTCAACTGTGACAAAAAATCCGTTTATATAATAAATTCCAGCAGAAATACTTGCAATAGAACCATCTCCTGTAATGGTTCCGGCATCTGCGGTTTGTGCACTTATACCAGTACTGCCTGCAACATGTATCGTTGCTGATGTTGTAGTAATTGTATCAGAACCAGAATATACTCCTATTAAAACGGGAGCATCGCTACCTTCAGCCTCTACAGTAGTAATTACATCAAAGGTAATTGTGTCTGCACCACTAAGTTGAATTTTTTGATTTGCGAATGTTGATGCAGTTTCAGTTGATGCTAATCTAATATAACTAACGTTAGTATTTAAATTAATCTGTCCACCTGTAACAATACTACCATCCTTATAAAAGGAATCGCCCAATCTGGATATTTGATTTTGTAAAATTGTCTGAAGTTGTGTTAACTCTCTAACCTGAAGAGAAACTCCAGGTTGAAATAACATTCTAAGAAATTTCTTAGTTTCATCATAATCATCAAAATAAGGACTTTGCTGTAAAGATGAAAGTAAACTTAATGTAGCCATGAATTAAAACTCTATTATTAATTTGATATCTTCGGTTTGATCTGAGGCTCTTACAACAGGAGACCTATTTTCCACATACAAAAGTGTTCCAGAATATGGTTTAAATTCTCCAGCAGTTAAAGAGGTGACGGTAGCCGTACTTCCATCACATGTAACAGTTTCAGCTTCCTGGAATCCTCCCGGCTTGCCAGCAATATCAGGACCTTGATTAGGATTTGTCAAATTTGAACCAGTACCTGCCGCAGTTCCTAGTAATCTATTTGCATTTGTTGGACCCAAAGACATTGATACTAATCTCAAATCTTTTACACCTGATGAAACAACTACTTCATCAACAATTCTTCCTATTGCGCCTGACGTATTTCCTTGAACATATCCATCATCAATAAAATTTGAACCATTTATTGAAGAAACCCGCATTGTTACAGCCTGAGTACCTGCCTGTGCCGTAAATCTATGTGTTGTATTAGCTGAAACAGGATTTTTTATTAATCCAACTTTTCTAAAATCATTAGTTACTGGAAATTTACCACTCTCACTTTGTTCTATTCTTTGATTAATCATGATAAAATTTCCCCCCAATTCTTCAACAATATCATATGCATGACCACCTGACGGGCCAATTCTTGGTACAATCACACCACCGGAACCAGTTGCTCCTGTACCAGATTGTATTACTTTAACTTCTGCAGTGTTATAACCAGAACCTACTACTCCCGCAAAAACCGCACCAAGTGTACCAGAAGTTCCCCCCTCTACACATCGAGCTGTTGCTCCTGTACCATCACCATAAACGGCGAGTCGAGGTTGAACTGTAAATGATCCTGTTGCATCTCCCGCTAATGCTTCAGTTAAAGTAAATTGTCCTTTAGACTGTCCTTCATCATATACATAAGTATCTATTATTCGAATATCATTATTAATATAAACTGCTGAACCATCATAAATTCCATCTGTAGTATTAATTCCCGCTGTCGCAGTTTCAAAGAAAGTCGTAGTTGTAGAACCTACTGTTGCTCCGGTAAAAAATAAATAATTTGATCCTGCGTCTGTAATATTATAAACATCTATCGCACCTTTTACAGAATTCACCTCAATATCATATTGATTAGATCCATCATCCAAAGGCATTCCCGTAGATCCCGTTAATCCTATAGAATTAGCATTTCTTAATGTCTTACAAGGAATATAATTTGGTGTCACAAATTTTAATGCTTCAGCTGCAGTAATTGTATACAAAAACTTCCATTTATAATTATCCAATCCATATTTGTCTTCTATCGCGCTAGCCTCTGTACTAACAGAAGTTGGTACCGAGGTTGATGTTGAATTATTAGCATTATCCATACATTTGTATACATTAAAATCTGTAGTCATAACATGTATTGGGTTTGCAGTATTAGAATATAATGTATCTACATCTTCCTTATACATCGCATATACTGATCCTGAAGTCCAATTATTTCTTGGTATTACATGTGATGTATATGATTGTGTAACTTTTTTCGCGGCAATCATGGAGTCCCAAGAATCATGAGTATTTTCAAATACACTATCTCTTGGTGTGGGTGGAGCGTTATCATCAGACCATGCCGTTGTATTACCAATATACAAATAAATATGATCATCCAAGGTCGTTGAATCTTCAGAACCTGAAACGTCCGATCCGCTCCAATCTATAGTTTCACCCAAACCTTCTCTAAATTGTTTAGCTTGATGAGTTCTAAATTTTCTTGTTACTAAAGCTGGCATTTTTAATTCCTTTATTATAGTCTATGTTTATTTATGTCCGTTTCATAATGGAAATATTCTCCACTCCAAATAATGCAGGAGTCTGTGATGGAGAATATGCCCAATTACCTTGATTAAGTTTATATCTTATATCTTGATCTAAAGTTATTTTTCGAGAAGCTATCGTATCAATTGTATGTAGTTGATAATCTGTCACAAAAATTGGATTATCGACAAAACCTTTCGATGGTCTGCCCTCTAAAGCTAATTCATAAGTCTCATCGCCCATTAAATCTATTTTTCCACCTCCGGACGCGGTTTCTAATAATACATTTTCATTTAATCCAATATATTGTCTATCAAAAAATACTTCAGTATTAGCAGAATAATTTGAAAATTCAACATTTTGCAAATCATTTGTCAAACTATCAAATCTATAATCACTTATCTTAAAATCTTTATAATATGACCAATATTCTGATGATAAATTATCTATAGTAGATTGAGTAATAAGTTCTTTTGACAATCTAATAATTCTATATGAAACATCATCTAAAACTGTTACTCCTGTATAATCTTTTACTGGTAGCCCATCTACTTGTAATAATATTCCTGTATCTGCAGCGAGGTCAATATTATTTATTATAAATTTTTGATTATTTAATGTTATTGAAGTATTACTAAATTCTGGAAAACCATCTATTTGAACGATATCATTATTACGCAACCATAAATCTGTATTAGTTTTAATTTTAATATAACTTTCGACCACTCTTACTTGTTCCGTGTGTGAAGCTGACGCCGTAATCGGAATTGTAAAAGCTGTTCCGCTAGTTTGTGTTATATCTGCATTAAGAATAATTTTATCATTTATAAAAACTGTTAATGTACTAGGTTCATATGTTTTAGTAAGTGTGTGAGATGTTGCAACAGAACTGATTGTTTCTCCAGAAAGATCAAAATAAGAAGTTTCATATTTTGTTGTAATACCATCATTTGTAGCCGCGTCTTCTTTTATAAAATATGTCTGACACAAAGACCAAAATCTAACATCATCATATGTTTGTTCTAAAAAGGATTCTTTCATTACCTGTTCTGTGGTCGCTGTATGCTTAACTTCACACTTATCTGCCTCACTTAACCAAACACCATCAATTCTTTCATCATCTGATCCTGTTGTCCATTCAATATGAGACAGATCAAATTTTGGTTCAGGAACAGGCACCACTATAGGAATATCAAAAACTAGTAAAAAGGATCTATATTTTATATTTTGATTAACATTTGAATTCTCAACAGTATTGACAGTTGTTGCTGGATCAGTTTTAAACAATGACAGATCTAAAGTATTTCTCAGAATTACTTCACCAAACATATTTAATCCTGCTGGATGAATTGTATTTAAAATTAAATCCCTAAAAAGTTCAACTGATTTATCTGATTTTATAACATAAGAAAAATCTTGATAATATACACTATCTTGAAGCTTCTTTTGTGAACTACATTGTCCATCCGCCCCCGCATAAAACCCAGGATAATATCTAACAGAATCCACAATGAGTGAAGCATTAGCAAGACCATTTCCAAAACCAGTAAAATCAAACGTTGGTGGAATTGGAGTTCCCCATTTATCCGTGCCATATCCTGTTCCAGGATTATCAATGCGGACTGATGTAACACCTCCCCCCATAGTATCAACAATAAATACCGCATCCTGTCCTATAGGATAAGATCGACCACCAGTTGAAGGATATCCATTAGTTTCTATGTAATTAAAATTAGTATCTATTGAAAGAGTTGGCGTTGATTGATAACCTTTTCCATAATCCATTATTTCTATAGTTTCAATTTTACCTACCGTAACATCTGAAAATGTAAGAGATTCTAATGTTGATGTATTAGTATTTGAAAGAAATATGGCCGTGTGTCCCACATTAGCAGAAATTCCCCCGTAATCACCATTTATTGCGACAGAATTTGTATATGGATGATCACTTTCAATTTCAGAAATTAATGTGGGAGTAAATGCAAATCCATCTCTTCTAAAAGCATAAACAGTATCATCTGAAGTAAAAGCTAGACTTGTATCTGCAGATGAATTTGCGGTGGAGGCATATCTAATAACCGTATTACTCAATACTTCAACTACAACTCCCCTCTTTGTTGATTGAGACGCATTATTCTGTATGAAATAATTTGAAAGTAAAAATTCCTCTCTTATAGGAATATCTGTTTCTGAAGAGAGTGTCATAACATGAGTCTTCGCCAATTCAAAAATCTTCTCATTACTTATTTCTACAGTAGAAAGTGCAAATGGATCTAATTCTGTAACTTTCGCTCTCGCGCTTTCCGTAGGAAGTGATAACGTATTATCAAAATCTACCCAATCTCCTACTTGATATCCTGAACCGTTATTAATTCTTCGTAAACTTGTGACTTGATCCTCTGTAGTACTACCGACTTTTGCAACAACACCCACACCAATTCCACCAATTAAAGGAACAGTTTCCTCTTTTGTATATTGTCTACCCTCAGTAATCATAGTGGTTGTATTTGCGTTTGGATTAGAAGAAACCATTCCCAAAACTGCAGAGTTTGCATAAGAACCATCATCACTCAATGAGGTTGCTTGAACTAGTTCTCCTATCTTAAAACTTCCAATTTGATTTTTTAAATATAACTCTGTAACATACGTAGTAGATACTTTATTAAGAGCTAATGAAGTTATAAATGCACTCGATCCAGTAGTTTGCCCTACTATAGTTCTCCCTAAAAATTCACGATTTACAAATTCATCATTAACATGTAGGGTTATATTTCTAATCCAAGCTCCATGAGAAGGTTTAAGCATATCGACTTTTGGATAATAAAAGTCTACGCTTTCTGTTGACAATGCTGCTCTAAAGAGTGTTTGATATGATCTTTCATCACCCTTTTCCATGTAAACTTCTTTAATTTTCGATGCGAATATTTTTTTATCAATATCTAAATCTTCTGGCCAGTTTTCAAAAAATTCATATCTAAAATTATAAAATAATTCATTATTAGGAGATGGAAATTCACTCCAATCAAGAGCAACTTTCGAAGCATTTAATGGATTTCTTCTATAATGATGTATTGTCCCTGTCGCACCATTACTACCAGTTATAGTTTCACCAGCTTCAAATATTACATTATTAGTTTGTGACACATACAAGTATACTCCGGTTCCCAAATTCGTAGAAGTATCTATTGATAATATCTTAGCAGTAGCACTGTTCGTATCACTTGTAATTACTTCTCCCTCAGAAAATGCGCCAGTATTCGCGCTAAGATGTACTTGAATTGATTCTAAAAATTGATAATAGCTTTTTAGAAACTGGACAAACATCGTGTTTTCTTTTCGAAAACTAACGGGAAGCTGATTTTCTACAATACAAGATAAATTATTATTAACTACAGCCATTAAAAATTACCTTAATATGATGTTGTCGTAGTTGTTGTTGAATTTGCGGTGACACTTCTTCTTTCTAAAATATTTACGTCTGTGACATTAACTGTAATATCACTATCTAAAATTTGAAAAATTTGTTCTCTTACTGGAATCATATCCTCTTCAACTGGTTCAAAATATATGTGAACAATATTATTTGTAATAGCTTGTGGTGCAAAAGCTACTAATGTTACTTGTCCTGTAGTATAATCAATAGATCCAATATTATTTCTTATTATAGTTTTTATATTGTTTTGCTTTCTATAAACTCTTATAACTCCATTATAATCTTCCATTTTACATGCATCATATAAAGTGCCTGCCGTATCTTTATATGAAAAACTTGAACTAGATATAGCACCCAAATATCCATCAAATGCGTGTGCTATCGCATTATTAAAATAAAATCTATAGGTTACTGCCGTAAGCAATGAGGGAATAAATGATGTATAAATTTTAAGTGTCATAAGACTATTAGTAATAGATTCATCTGATTTATCTATTTTTGTCAATAGTTTTGAAAATTTAAAATTAGTATCAAATAATCTTAAATCTGTGCTATTATAATTCTGCACTGTAGTTTTTACTTTTGCCGCAATCGCCGATGAAGATCCTGTAGTTAAAGCGGAATCATATTTTACTGTTATTGTTGGTTGAACTTTATAAATGATTGGGTCAGTTATTACTGGTTCAATTGCTACCATTTTTCTATCAGACAATAACGCTATAACCGTTTTTCTTTGTGCAGTTGTTAAAAATTCCGCACCTTTTGGTTTTATCGCAATATATACTTTACCATAAACAGGAGTTGCGGAAGTTTCTCCTCCCCAAGACTGTATGCTTTCCGCATCTGGAAAATTTGCGAATATTAATGCTTTATAATCCTCTACTGTTACCGCTCGTCTTTGAGAAGAAAAAGTTTTTGGTGCATTAAATTTTATTGATTCAATTGATTCTCTTTCCGCGCCACCATATGCCGCGGTTGAGGTTGATATGGAAATATTATCAAATCCTCCTATCGCATCTCTTGCTTTAAATACTGCAGCTCCATTGGGGCCAGTTCCGTTACACATTAATGCTCTAACTTGAACTTGATTTCCATGTGTTAATGCCCTTCCAATAGATCCGTCACCAAATTGAATTTCATATCTACCATTAGACACTTCTGAAGTAAAATATATATTTGCTGTGCCAGATATGGCTGTAAAATCTCCCGCCTTTTCATATACATAAGATGTTGCATCAGATGGAGATACTTTAACAGTGACTTCTGCTGTCGATATATCCACATTTGAATTTGGTAACACAAATCTTTGTTCTTTATCTGAAGTATTTTTAGTGAATGTATATACTGAAGGGACTCCCTCTTTTACATCTATTTGTTTTACATAAGCCCCCGCTAAACTTCTATCTATTTGAAATGCCTGTGTTGTAGCGAACACATATTGTTTTCCTTTAATTGTTGAATTAAATTTTGTAAATTTATCACATGTAACAAAGGAGGGGGTGCCCGCCGGCACAACAGTAACAATGATTGTCGCACTTGCTCCAACTTGAGATCTTGGTGTATAATTTAACATTGCGGCTTTGGATGCAACTGAATTTCTTATAGAAGCACTGCCTAAATACATTTCATTCGCTATCATATTTAAATAAAATGAGTTATAATGTGTATTATAAGCCAAAACATTAAGAATCGTATTTATTCCTGAAGCTGTAAAATCATAACCAGAAAAAACAGTCTGATTACCTAAAAATGATTTTAGATTATCTTTAATTTGATCAAAATCTAAATCTGTTACATCTATTTTCTCTGTTGCCATTTTATTCTACTTCCAAAAATTCTGTAATAGTTATTGTTATTGGTTCTTTAACTGGTGTAACTGTAATTTGAACACTGTATCCATTTTGATCTGGTCGTGGAATACATTCAATACCTTGAAGTTCTACTATACCATCTCCATTCTCTTTAATTGCATCTGTAATAGTAGTTTTAATTGCTTGGGCAGTAACACTATTAACCATTTCAAACAAATGAGCTTCAACATCACAAAAAAATTGTGCATTAAAAGGAACTTCATATCTTCTTGTTTTTAATAAATGTTTTATACCCTGTGTAATAGCTTCTATTTTATCTTTCATAAGAACATCCCCCGTCACAGGATGTTTTGCGAAAGATAAAGAAACGTCATTAATCTCTACCTTGTACCCAAACTCGTAAGAGCGCAAAGCTTTTTCTAAATTAAAATCTCTTTCTGTTGATGAAAACGTATATGCCATAATACTAATATTTATATGTTATCAAACTAAACCTGCCCCTTCTAATACTTTTGAAATCATACGTGGATCCGTTCCTCCTAAAAGTACCATCATTGCGTAGGTAAAGTCTAAATTTTCTGGTGGTGGATTAGCAGCGCTGGTTAATTTTTTCCTTATCATATCAGTTCCACCGGTTGCAGGAGGAATCCAAAGAAAATATATTCCAGCATCTACGATTCCTAATGTTATTAATTCCAAAAATTCTTCCATCATTTTTAATATTTTTTCTAATTTTGGTATAATTTTTTCTTCAATAAATTCAACCAATTCTTCTATTTTTTTAATTAAACCTGAACCAATTCCCTTTAATCCTTCTAAAAAATCTATTATTACTTCCAAAAAACCTCTAAGTCCAGGTATCATATCTTCTACATTATAACTCCAAAAATCAGGATAAACAGATTCAGGTAGATCTTCCTTTTTAGAAGTATTCTTATTAACCGCCCTAACAGAACAAACTCTTGGTGCGGGAAGATTGGCGCTACCTTGATTTCTCCAGTTAGGAAGCCATAGATAACCATCTAACACAGCTTCAAAATATCTCAACATATCAACATTCATGTCTGAGGGATTTAAACCAGACCCCTCTAATATCATTGCTGCGGCATACGCGCTTTCTTCATCCGTCAATTCATCCAACTCGTCTGGTTCTGGAGGATCTTTAGTTGGATATACTCCATCAGGATCATCAGTAGTTAATTTCATTAAAGCATTTTTCCATATCCTTTCTCCTTGAGGATCTGGTCCACCAGACCATTTTAAATATGCCGCCTCCATTGGATTACCTGACTGCAATCCCCCCGCATCTTTGTCTGTATTAGCTTGCACATTTCCCCAAGCTATAGTAGGACGTCCTATTTTATCTACTTCCTTCATTGATTCAAGATAATCAATATATGTATCCTGGTGCTCTTCCTCTAAAGCATTAGATTTGGAATTTGCATTAACAAGATCGACTTGTAAAGCTTGAATTTGATCCTCAAATCTGCTATGTTTGGATGCTATCTCTAATTCTAAAATCACAAGTTCTTGTTCAATTTTAGTTGCACGCGCTTCCAACTCTTGTATTTTTGTTTGTTCTTCTTGTTTTAACTTCTCAGTAGTATTAATAGTTACTAGTTCTGCCTGTATCCATGCGTTATATTTTACGACATCTGCAGGCAAGGGAAGAACAATATGAGCCAATTTATTTGCTTCTGTTGCATCATCAAGAATTTTTTGTGCTGAACTTTTCTTTGTTTTTAATTCGTCTCTTTCTTGAGTTATTTCTGCATAAGTTTCATCATCTTTTAATGCCTTTTGAACCAGAAGTGTAGTTGATTGTTCTGTAGCATAATTTTTAGCACCAGTGGCTGAATCAGCTTCAGAATTTTCATTAGCTTTCAATTCTATATATTTTAATTTGTAAGATTCATTATATATTTCTTTTGCCTTTGATGTTTCATAATCTAATACTTCTTGCTCTTTATTAGTAAGGTCTGTTATTAATTCATTTAAATCTTCTTCTGCGTCTATTTGTTTATCTTGTGATTCTTCTACGTCAGCCTGATCCTTTGAAAAATTTTCTAATTCTTTTGATTTTTGTCTCTCAAACAATGACATTTGTTTTTCTGATTGTTTAATCGTATCATTCAATCGTATAATCTCACTTTTTCTGTCACCAATTTGATTTTGTACTCCCTTCAGTTCAGCTATCTTATCATTTTTTTTATCCATGCTGATCAGTTGTGCTTCACTAACGTCGAAACTTCCCCCAATAGAGCCTGAAGTTTTTAACCCCTCTATTTTACTTTCAATTGATTTAATCAATTCTTCTTGTTCTGATCTTGCAGACTTCACTTTATTAACAGAAGCTTCCAATCTCTCACGTTCACTCGATGATTCATCTTTTGTCAACGGTCGGTTATATGTCAATTCTTCATCATATTTTCCTTCTTTCATTTTATTATTATAATATGAATATAACTCCAATTGTTTTCCAGCTGATTCTTGATTAGCTTTCCAGAATCTTATTTCCATAATTCTCTTCATTATATCTTCTTTTTGATCATCTTCCCCAAATATTTTTGTTCATTTTTCATTATCTCTAGCTGGTAGTTGGGGGACTTCAAGAGCC